ATCTCGGTCAGCGTTTCGGATGCGGGTGCTTCCAGCCGAGGGGACGACCCGGGCGGACGCGATCTGGGGCGTGCGATTGCCAGTGCTGTTCGCCAGGAGTTGCTGGCACAAAAGCGAGCCGGTGGGCTGCTTGACAGCCGGAGGGCTGTGTAAGTGGCGACGTTCACCTGGACACCATCGGTCGGCGCCAATTTGTCCATCCGGCCCAATGTACGCCGTGTGGCCTTCGGCGACGGCTACGAGCAGCGCTTGGCCTTCGGCATCAATACGCAGCCGCAGGTCTGGTCCTTAGAGTTTCGGGGGCGAACCAGCACAGAAGCAACAGCGATCGATGCGTTCCTACGTGCACGCGGTGCAGTGCAGGCCTTTGACTGGACGCCACCAGGAGGAGCTTCGGCCAAGTTCGTTTGTGAGGAATGGAGTCGATCAGTGGATGAGCCCAATGTCGAGTCTGTTCGGGCAACCTTCAAACAGGTGTTCGATCTGTCATGACCGTCCAGTCCATCTCCTCTGAAATTCAAAAGCTCGCGCCCAGCAGTGTGATCGAACTCTTTGTGCTGGATCTAGCACTGTTTGGACAGGGACCGGTTCGCTTTCATGCTGGCACCAACGCTTTACAGCAGCGGGTCGTCTGGCAAGGCAACGCCTTTGAGGCATTTCCCATCGAGGTCGAAGGCTTCGAGCTCAACGGCAATGGCCAAGTTCCTCGGCCGCGCCTGCGGGTAGCGAATGTCACCGGGACGATCACGGCGCTGGTGCTCACGTACCAGGACTTGGTGGGCGCCAAGATCACACGCAAGCGAACGCTTGCGAAATACCTGGATGCGGTCAATTTTGAGGGTGGTGTCAATTCGACCGCAGATCCTTCGGCCGAATTTGCTGACGACGTGTACTACGTCGACCGCAAGTCCAGAGAAACACGGGATGTTGTCGAGTTTGAGCTCGCCGCATCGTTTGACCTGGAGGGAGTCTCACTCCCGCGCCGGCAGATCGTCCAAAACGTCTGTCCCTGGCGCTACCGGGGTTCCGAGTGCGGGTACACCGGCACGGTCTATTTCGATGCCAACGATCAGTTGGTTGGCTCCAGCAGTCTCGACGTTTGCGGCAAGCGTCTGTCCTCTTGCAAGGCGCGGTTTGGACAGAACGCTGAGTTGCCCTTTGGTGGCTTTCCGGCTGCAGGGCTGATTCGCTGATGCTTTCTGAAAACCGGGCCCTGGCGCTCGATCACGCCCGTGAGTCTTTCCCGCGGGAGTCTTGTGGACTGCTCGTGATCCGCAAGGGTCGGGAGGTGTACTGGCCGTGCCGAAACATCGGTGTGGGTACGGACCAGTTCGTGATTCACCCCGAGGACTACGTCAAGGCCGATGAGCAGGGGCAGATCGTGGCCGTGGTGCACAGCCATCCGGGCCTACCGCCCGAGCCAAGTCAGGCTGACCGGGTGGCGTGTGAGGCCAGTGGCTTGCCCTGGCACATCGTGAGCGTACCGAACGATACCTGGGCCAGCATCGAACCAATGGGTTACGTTGCCCCTTTAGTGGGCCGCGAATGGTCTCACGGCGTACTCGATTGCTACGCCTTGGTGCGCGACTGGTTCCGAAAAGAACGCGGGGTGGATTTGCCCAACTTCGTGCGCTTTGACGATTGGTGGAAGCACGGTGAGAACCTCTACATGGAGAACTTCTCTCAGGCTGGGTTCTCTCCGGTAGACGCGAGCGATCTCCAGACTGGCGACTGCTTCCTGATGCAGGTGGCATCAAGCGTTCCGAATCACGCAGCGGTTTACCTCGGAGAGGGGCTGATTCTTCATCACTTGCAGGGGCGTCTTTCCAGTCGTGATGTCTACGGCGGCTACTGGCAAAAAGTCACAACACACATCCTTAGATATGGTCACGGTCATTCTTCTCGGTGAACTCGGGCGCCGCTTTGGTCGCAGGCATAGCCTGGCCATTTCGTCGGCTGCGGAGGCCATTCGGGCGTTGGTAGCCAATTTCCCTGCTTTTGAGCGGGAACTGGTGTCCTCTGGCGAGCGCGGCGTCGGATACCGCGTGCTGGCCGGCCGTGAGGCACTGACGCTGGATCGCCTGCACGAGCCAACGGGGCAAAACCGCATCACGATTGCACCGGTGGTCTCTGGCGCGGGTGGCAATGGCCTCGGTCAAATATTGCTCGGGGCAGCCTTGCTGGCTGTGGCCTGGTGGAACCCGCTGGGCTGGGCTGCGTCGGGCGCGTTTTTGTCCCAGGCGACGCTCTATTCGGTGGGTACCGCCATGATCCTCGGTGGTGTGGCGCAGATGATTGCCCCCACGCCCAAGGCCACCGAGCCCTCGGAGCGACCTGAGAACAAGCCCAGCTACAGCTTCAATGGCGCGGTTAACACGACCGCTCAGGGGCATCCTGTGCCTGTTGGGTATGGGCGGCTAATTGTTGGCTCGGCCGTGATCAGTGCCGGGATCGACGTGGACGAGATTGCTGCATGACCAAGCTCATCATTGGTGCTGGCGGTGGCGGTAAAGGAGGCGGAGGGAGCGCCCGTGTGGCGCAAGAGGCCCCCGACAGCCTTCGATCAAAAGCCTATGCGCGGGTGGTTGACCTCATCTCCGAGGGTGAGATTGAAGGGTTGGTCGATGGCCTTCAGTCGGTCTACCTGGACGACACGCCCATCCAGAACGCTGACGGCACTGCCAACTTCTCAGGTGTCACCCTGGAGACCCGCAACGGCAGCCAGCAGCAAAGCTATGTGCCCGGGTTCTCCTCCGTTGAAAACGAGGTGGTTGTAGGCGTTGAGGTCAAGGCGAGTCAGTCCGGTCCAGGAGTTGTGCGGTCCATCACTGATCCGGATGTCGACGCTGTCCGCATCAAGGTGAGTGTGCCGCAGCTCACGAACCAAGACACGACCAACGGCGATCTGAACGGGAGCTCGGTCAACTTCGCCATTGATCGGCAGGTCAATGGCGGTGGCTTCGTTGAGATCGTCAATGACACGATCTCCGGCAAGACCACTACCAAGTACCAGCGCAGCTACTACGTGCCGCTTACTGGCAGTGGCCCTTGGGAAATTCGGGTGCGTCGAATTACTGCGGACTCGACATCCAGCGCGGTTCAGAACAAGACGTTCTTCGACTCGTACACGGAGGTCATTGAGAGCAAGCTGAGGTATCCCAACAGCGCCCTGGTGGCACTGCGTGTGGATGCCTCGCAGTTTTCCAACATTCCACGGCGCAGCTATGACATGAAGCTGCTACGGGTGCGGGTCCCGGTGAATTACGACCCCATCACCCGGGCCTACAGCGGGGTTTGGAACGGAACCTTCAAGATCGCCTGGACCGATAACCCGGCCTGGTGCTTTTTTGACCTAGTCACCAGTACCCGCTATGGCCTGGGTGGGTATATCCCCGAGGCCCAGGTCGACAAGTGGGCGCTCTACCGAGTAGCCCAGTATTGCGATCAACTGGTGCCCAATGGCCTGGGAGGATTTGAGCCTCGCTTTACCTGCAACCTGTATCTCCAGACTCGGGAGCAAGCCTACAAGGTCGTGCAGGACATGGCCTCGATCTTTAGGGGAATGGTGTACTGGTCTGGCGGAGCCATCACGGTGACGCAAGATGCCCCCGCTGATCCGGTCTATCAGTTCGCACCCAGCAACGTGGTTGAAGGCGAGTTTGCTTACCAAGGATCTTCTGCCAAAGCGCGCCACACCGTGGCCTTGGTCACCTGGAATGATCCGGAAGACTTTTACCGTCAGAAGGTGGAGTACGTTGAGGACGCCACTGGCATTGCTCGCTACGGCATTGTGCAAAGTGAGGTGGTGGCGCTTGGCTGCACCTCCAGAGGACAGGCGCATCGCGTGGGCAAATGGCTCTTGTACTCCGAGCAGTCGGAATCCGAGATCGTCACCTTCCGCACGGGACTGGAGGGCGCTGTGGTACGCCCAGGCGATGTCATCAAAGTGGCTGACTCAGTCCGAGGTGGCATGCGGCTTGGAGGCCGGGTCGCCGCCGCATCTGCTAGCACGGTCACATTGGATCAAGACCTTCCGGCGGATCTTCCCTGGCGTTTGTCTGTGATCTTGCCTACGGGGGCGATTGAAGAGCGCCTGGTTGGGCCGATTTCGGGACGGACCTTGACGGTGACCATCCCCTTTAGCGCGTCACCGCAGCCAGGTGCCATTTGGGTGCTGTCATCCTCGATCATCGAGCCGCAGCTATTTCGGGTGGTTGCGGTTGCCGAGCGTGATCCCGGTGTGCATGAGGTCACCGCGCTGGCGCACAACCCAAGCAAATTCGATGCAATCGAAAAAGGGCTGGCATTGCAGCCTCGCTCGATCACGGTGCTCTCGGATATGCCGCCCGCACCGAGCGGCCTTAGCGTCCAGGAGAGCCTTTACCGTGTGAAAGATCAGGCGCAAGTTTTGGTGCAGGTTTCATGGAATGAGGTTCAAACCGCAGTCGCTTATCGGCTGTCCTACCGGGTGGCCGGCGGTAACTTTGTCAGTCTTCCTTTGACCAGCGCCAATTACGTTGAAATCCGCGATGCGCAGGAGGGGACTTATGAATTCAGCCTTCGTGCCATCGGCATCACCCGCAAGGAGAGCGTGCCTGCAAATTACAGCGCCACGGTGCTGGGCAAGACGCTGCCGCCTTCGGATGTCACGGGCTTCCTAGTCCAGCGCCGAGTCTCCGATCTGCTGATTACCTGGGATGAAGTCCAAGATGCTGACCTCGCGGGCTACGAGGTCCGTGTGGGTGCTGGCTGGGACAACGGCCAATTGGTCGCCAAAACCGCTGGCACGCAGATGGTCCATGACCAAAGCGCCGCCGGGCTGTACCCGTATCACATCCGAGCCTACGACACCTCAGGAAACTACAGCGCCCATGTGACGACCTTTGTCTTGAGCCTGCAAGCGCCCTCGACGGTTCGCCAGTTCGATGTGGTGCAGTCGGCCAACCGGCTGGAGTTTCGCTGGCAGCCCAATCCGGAGCCTGAAGTCGTTGGGTACGAACTTCGTGAGGGCGCGGCCTGGGATGCGTCTCTCTTTGTCGCCGAGGTCAAGTCCACGAGCTACACGTTGCCATCTGGGTTTGATGGCGAGCGCAAATTCTGGATCAAGGCCATTGCGTCACCCGGCATCTACGGCGACGCGCCGACATTCGTTTCCACCGTGGTTGCCCAGCCACAAAACGCCAACCTGATTCTCGAGCGCGATGAGCAGGCGCTCGGATTTCCAGGCACCAAGCACTTTGCCTCGGTCGTATCGGTCAATGGTCACAACGTCTTGCGCATGAGCACGGGTGCGCAGATAGCCGAGTACTTGTTTGAAGTCGATCTTGTCTCGCCTGTCCGCGCCCAGAACACGCTGCTCAACAGTCTCGGGGCCTCCGTGGATGACCGAACCACGTGGCTCGAGGCCAATTTCCCCTGGAGCAGTGATGCGGCCAGGCGCCAGTGGGCCTACGACGGTGCAATCGCCAACGTGGATGCGCGGTTCCAGATCGCTCGGGAGGATGCACTGCAAGCCGGAGAAATCTACGGTTGGCGTCTTAACGGTTCAACAACCGGACTGGGTAGTCCGGTCTCCAGCCAGGCGGCAGGCGTGGCCTATGCAGCCGGCCGATATGGAGTCGGACTCCTCGTCAAGGACACCACCCGTGTGGCCTGGACGGTGAGTATTCCATCGGTGTTCCATACCTCCTTTTGGTTCATCCCTGCTGAGGTAACAACTTGCGTGATCTGGGTTGCAACCGGACCCGCAGGGCTGCTTTTGGTGGGCTATGACGCGGCCACATCGGTCTTTTTCTTGGAAGACCAACTGTCCCGGCAAGTGACTGTCCCGTTCGCCGTGTCGATGACCGATCGCATTTGCATTGGTGTCTGCCAGACCACCTCGGAGCGGCGGCTCTTCGTTGGCCGCATGGGCGGAGATGTCGAGTCAGCAAGCGCAGCCTTAGCTCCGATCGGTTCGTTTACTAGTTTGCGCTTGTACTAGATCCCAGTTTTCCAACTTATCCCCAACCGTGGCGCTGGTCTCGAAAGAGTCAGCGCCACTTTTTTTAGCGAGGACTTTTCATGATCGACGAATCCATGCAGCTTCACGGCGCAATGACACTCATCCTTCGCCGCGCAAGCGGTGAAGTCGAGACGGTCCACAAGGACAACATCATCGTCAACGTCGGCTTTGATTTCATTGCCGATGCAATTGGCAAAGCCGCCAGCCGACCCGCGACGATGGGGTTCATCGCGCTAGGCACAGGTACCACGGCGGCAGCAGCGACCCAGTCAGCACTGGTGACGGAAATTGACCGCAATGCGGCAACCTATGCGCACACCGCAGGAACAAAGACGTTCACTTTCACCGCAGACTTTTTGGCAGGGGACAGCACCGGAGCCTTGACTGAGGCTGGCGTCTTCAATGCTTCGACCGGGGGAATCATGCTCGATCGTGTGGTGTTCCCCGTGGTCAACAAGGGTGCGGATGACAGCCTGACCGCGGTCTTCACCTTCACGATGAGCTGATTGTCATGCCCGATACGGTGACAGTCAGCGAGACCCAGGGCGCAAGGTACACCTGGGCTTCTGCTGGCTTTACATGGTCGAGCGCGAGCGCCGGGAAGAACTGGACCACGGCCTATCCCGCCGTCTACAACGTTGCGGTGGCGGTGAGCTTGGCTATCGTCGAGGCAACTAGACGACAGTCGGTCAAGCGCACCGGTGAAGGGCTTGGCTTTGCCGAGATGCTAGCTAAGCAGTTGACTCTGCGTGAATCAGAGGCAGTCGGGTTTGGAGAAACCTACTCAGACCTGATCGCCTTCGTCCTTCGGTGGGTCGAAACGATGGCGTTCACTGAGGTTTCCGGGAAAGCCGCCCGCAAAGAAATTAAGGAGGCTTTCCAAGCATCCGACTACCTCACAAGGGTGCTGACAAAAAGCTCTGTAGAGAACTTAGTCTGGTCTGACGGATTGCGTCAGACCAGCATCAAGCGCTTGGCCGAAACCCTGCCTTTTTTGGAGTCGCCTCAACGAGGTGTCACCAAGAGCGCCTTCGAAGCCTTTGGGCTAGGGGATGACTTGGATCGCCTGATAACCAAGCGAATCGCTGAGGCGGTGGCGTTTGCCGAGACCTACACCGACCTGATTGCCTTCATTTTGCGCATCAGCGAAGGTTTGGGTCTCAGCGATCTGGGTGCCAAGCAGGTCCGAAAACCGTTTGTGGAAGCTTTCAGCAGCACTGACAAGGGGGCGCGACAGTCGATCAAGCGAGTGGCAGAGGCAGTCGCTTGGGGGGAGGTGTTGGGTCGTACGGTGGCCTACCGTCGCAATCTGACGGAGAGTCTCGCGGTTTCAGATGCTCTTCGAAAGGCTATGCGCCTGACAGCTCGTGAGGCTTTGGCGTTGGCCGAGCAGTACCGCAGGCATGCCAACGGGGTGATCAGCGACATGATCGTCGGCACCACCGAGATTACTGAGCAAGACTTTGCTGCCATCGTTGAGGCGGGGCATCCGCCGGGCTACACCGACTTTCGGGATTTCATCCAGGGCGACTACACATACCGGCGTGCGCTTTTTAGGGCCATCTTGAATTCGCGTAACTCAGACCGCGGATTTATCGACGCCCTGCGGGTGACAGTGGATGTTCCGGACATCTTCGATCGAGGCACTGCCCAGATCACCGACGCAGCCGCTGGTGCCGTGATCTATTTTTCACGCAGCTTTCGGGTCGCACCAGAGGTGACCATGACCCACAAGGGTGGAACCGCAGTGGCCATCCCACGTCTGCTCGGCTCAGTCACCACGACAGGCTTTACCGCCATTCTTGAAAACAGTTCCGGCACCCGTGTGACCGGCTCCTTTACCTGGATTGCACAGGGGTATTAGATGCAAAACTTCACCGACATACCGTCGTCCAGAACGTTGTCCGATTCGCTCATTGAGATTCTGAACAACGATAAGACCGCCATTTCATGCAACAGCGGAACAACCTTCCCGACGACCAATCTCCAGATCGGGATGCTCTGCTACCGCACGGACCAATTGAAGCTGTACCAGCTGATCGGCACCAACCCCGACAACTGGCGATTCATCATGGACTTGTCCAGTGGTATCGATGCCCAGTTCGCTTCCAAGCTCAATGCGGCGTCTTACACCGCAGCCGATGTGCTGGCCAAGTTGCTGACCGTCGACGGTACTGGAACGGGCCTGGACGCAGACCTACTCGACGGCCAGCATGCGAGTGCTTTTGCTTCAAGCACGCACAACCATAACGCTACGTACCTCGGCATTACTGCCAAGGCCGCTGATGCTGACAAACTCGATGGATATGACTCCACGGCGTTTGTCAGGTCAGTAAACGGAGCCGGCCCTGATGCGGCGGGTAACGCGACGGTCAACATCGATCTATCCAGTCGGGTAGCCAAGACCGGCGACACGATGACGGGGAATCTGACGATTCAGAACACGGCCCCGACCATCAACATGCAGGACACGGACAACGTGACCCGCTACCTCCATGTCAACAGCAACCTGATGGGCTTTCTGAAGTCCGACGGCAACTGGGACATGTACATGAACAACAGCGGATCCATGTGGACCGCTAACTATGGCTGGTTGCATGACTACTTCTTTTCCACAATCACCAACTGTTTCAATGGCAACTGCCCAGGTAATACGGGCAACTGCAGCCCGGTAGGCAACAACGCAACAACCGTAGTTTCCAACTGCGGCAGCGCATCTTTTGTTCGTGATGAACTGGTAGACAACGGCAGCCAGATTGCTGTCCGAAGAACTCAGTACAACTTCAACTGCAATTGCAACTGCGCTTGCGATTGCTGCTGCTGATGGGGGTGACCATGAAAGTCATTGCAGTGCGCAACCCGCTTCTTCATCCCTATGCATTTCATCAAGTCCTCATCACGCGCGATTTGGAAAGGAGATCGTTGATCGTTCGATACCGATTGGCCAGAACAAATCATGCTGAAGAAGATCCTGTTTTTGATGCAGGGGAGCAGGAAGTGATGGTCAATCTGGCAGCACTCAGAAATCGACCAGACTGGTGTGACCATCAGTCCTATTTCCTTGCACTTAAAGATGGTCGCTTGGGGCCGCTTTTCTCCCTTTTCGTCGCCACGCTTCCTGCTCGGCTCGCGGCTACCGAGTATGCAACGATGTCGCAGCAGAGCCTGGTCGTCGGAATCAACGTGCCTTTTGCAGACGCCACTGACGACGAGCTATTCCTGACGGTAAACATGAATCAGCGCTGCAGCGATGACGATGTTGCTGTTGCCGGTGAATTGGACCTTGAGTGGAGCCAAGCCGCTTCGAGTGGTACCCATAGAACACTTTTGCTCCCGCACCTGCGTTTGTCGGCTCCAACGACCATCGCAGCCGATGGCCAAGCGTCCATTTCCATTCGGCTTGAGGACGCCTCAGAGCAGCCGATTCGGCGGCAAGCTACTGTCTATCTGGAGGCGGTCTCCGGTGTCTTGTCTTGTGTCAGGGTAACGACCAATGATGGGGTTGCAACAGTACCCGTCTTTGCCAATGGGCTAAGCCCTGGAGACAAGGTTCGCGTTAAAGCTGGCTGGAAGTATTTTCCAGGGGTAGACGACGTCACACTAGAAGTCATCTGATGCTCCAGTCGCTTTTCGCAGTACCGATTCTGGTGACTGACTTGGGGCTCACAGAGCCAGCACGTCTTGCTCTTTGCGAGCGAGCCTTAACGGCATACCGTTTCAACAACTTGAACGCAAAGCCTTGGTCGCGAGCTACCCGTGAGTCACTTGCAGTTCAGGTACCGGAGTTCCAGAGTCTTTTTGCGTCGGTAGCCCGTGTTGCCGAGATGTCATTTGGGATCCAGGTCGCATCGATAACGGGCCGTGAACTTGTTCAGTTTGATGGCGACTTTGTACCCCCACATGTTGAATCGTCGGCTTTATCAGCCATTTACTGGATTGATGCGGCAGCTACGCCTGACCATGCACAGGGAGATCACAACGGGTCGTTGGTGCTTCAAAGCCCTGTTGGTCCATTCGGAACCAAGGTGCTTCCTATGGAGGAGCGGGTTCGATTTATTGATCCAAAGCCAGATCGCTTGCTGATCTTTCCAAGCCACCTAGTCCACTTCGGGCACGTCTACCGGGCGGCAACGCCCAGCGTCGAAGTTCACTTCGAGATGGAGATCGCCTGACCGCGTATCTCTGAACCACGAACAGGAAACCATGAGTACCTTTTTGATTCACACCTTGACTCCAAGTGGGGAGTCGGGACCAACCCTTCGATATAACAACCAGACCTCGGCACTCACCGATCTCAAAACCGGAGAGCCCGTAGTGAAGTCCTTTGCAGCGATCCAGCCTGAGTGCCAGGACTTTGCAACCAGCAGGGACAACCCGGCAACCAAAGTTTCACCGCGAGTCTTGAAGATTTCGCTAGGTTTGTCTTGCAACTACGAGTGCGAATACTGCTCACAACGGTTTGTGCCTCGTGCTGCCGAAACTAATCCAGCCGAAGTTCAGTCTTTCTTGAATGGTCTTGATGATTGGGTCACAGTGCCTCCTGAACGCATCGAATTTTGGGGGGGCGAACCGTTCGTCTACATCAAGACCCTGCGTCCGCTCGCGAATGCGCTGCGCGCCAAGTACCCAAGCGCTGGGTTTTCAGTGATCACCAATGGCTCGCTGCTGAACGCGGAGATCAATCACTGGCTGGACGAGATGGGTTTCAGCGTCGGTATCAGCCATGACGGCCCTGGTCAGCATGTGCGCGGTCCCGATCCGCTTGCCGATCCTGAAAAGCGAGAGGCAATTTTGGATCTATACCAGCGACTCGCTCCAAAGGGTCGGGTGAGCTTTAACGCCATGCTCAACCGCGCAAACATATCTCGAGCTGCGATTCAGCAGTTCTTTACCGAACTGACCCAAGACCCCGACGTGATGATCGCCGAGGGAGCATTTGTAGACGCCTATGACCCAGGCGGTCTGTCGCTGTCGCTAGCACCTGACGAGTTTCATGCTTTTCGTCGAACGGCCTTTCATGAGATCCGGCAAGGCAAAGCGGATAGGGTCTCAGGCGCCCGGGACCGAGTTGCTTCCTTCATCAACTCGATTCGTCTTCAGCGACCCGCATCAAGCGTTGCTCAGAAGTGCGGGATGGATCGGTCTGATGCTCTTGCTGTCGATCTGCGGGGCAATGTACTGACCTGCCAGAACGTAAGTGCGCAGGCTATGGCCCCCAACGCCGAGAGCCACCGTATTGGTCATGTCGGTGACTTGGCTTCGGTTGCGCTGCGCACTGCAACACATTGGTCTAAGCGTAGCGATTGCCCAAAGTGTCCGGTCCTTCATATTTGCAAGGGTGCCTGTATGTTCCTTGAAGGCCCGCTCTGGGAGGCGTCATGCAACAACGCTTACTCGGACGCGCTTCCCATATTCGCTGCTGGAATCGAGTTCCTCACGGGCATTGTCCCGATCTACATCGAAGGTGACCTGCCGGAGGATCGCAAAGATGTCTTCGGCTTGCTGAAAGTACCTTCGCCATCTGCTCGCGGACAAACCAAACCGTTTCCGGTCCCAGTCGTCACCGCCTGAACTAACCCCATCACCGTACGGCCCGCCTGGCTCACGCCAGAGCGGGCCTTTGCTTTTGGAGATCGCCTATGGATGAAAACACGACAGTCCCATCTGATTCACGTACGCTGCTTATGAGGAAAGAGGATTTCGAAGACCTGCTCAATGGCGCTGCTGAGCGCGGGGCCGAGCGCGCTTTGGCAAGGCTGGGATTGGAAAACGGTCACGCTGCTCGGGACATTGGCGAGTTGCGGGAACTCCTCGAAGCTTGGCGTGACGCAAGGCGCACAGCTTGGCGGACCACGATCAAAGTTGTGACAACAGCCATCCTGGCGATGCTCCTGGTGGGGGCGGCCATCAAGTTGAAGCTTATGGGAGGCCCCCAATGATCGAGACATTGCTCGGCGGTCTTCTAGGGGGTGCTTTTCGCCTTGCTCCAGAGGTCCTGAAATGGCTTGATCGCAAGGGAGAGCGCGGCCATGAGTTGGCCATGCAGGACAAAGCTCTGGAGTTTGAAAAGCTCCGCGGTGCCCAGCGCATGGCCGAGATCAGCGCCGCGGCCGACGGGGCATGGAACACCGGAGCCATTGAGGCCTTGAAAGAGGCTGTGGCGGCTCAGGGGCGTTCTTCTGGGGTGGGGTGGGCGGACGCCCTTTCTGCGAGCGTTCGCCCTGTCATTACCTACTGGTTCATGGGGCTGTACTGCGCGGCGAAGACTGCCGCATTCATCGGTGCTTTAACCACCGGCGTGAGTTGGGGCGAAGCCATCTTGCATGCGTGGACCCAGGCAGATCAGGCGCTATGGGCTGGTGTTTTGAACTTCTGGTTCCTGGGGCGTGTCTTTGATCGAGTGCGATCATGACTTCTGTTCCGCAGGCTGCGCTCGATCTGGCCAAGCGGTTCGAAGGCTTTTGCAGGGTGCCTAAAAGTGATCCTGGCAGGGCATATCCGTATGTTTGCCCAGCCGGGTTCTGGACGATCGGGTACGGGCACCTGTGCGACCAAGCCCATCCCCCGATTACGCTGGTCCAGGGTGAGGCCTACCTGGAGGCTGACATGCAGTTAGCCCTGCGAGCAACGCTTAGGTTTTGTCCCGTTTTAGCGACCGAGCCGGAAAGACGGCTCGGGGCAATCGTCGACTTTACGTTCAACTTGGGAGCTGGCCGGCTTCAGACTTCAACTCTCCGACGACGAGTCAATCAGAGGGACTGGGCTGGGGCGGCTTCCGAACTGAGGCGCTGGGTGTACGGTGGGGGCAGAGTACTGCCTGGGCTTGTGGCGAGGAGGGAGGCTGAATGTAAGCTCATCCTGTGA